AAGACATAAAAACATATCCTCCTTATATTATTAATCGTTGTTTGTCTGGACATCTTGATTGTGTAATGTTTGCCAATGAGATGAATATGTATGCACATCTTGACAAAGATATGCAATATTCTTTTTATCTAAATAGTTTACGAAAACGGAAAAGGTTTTCTCCTTGGATCAAAAAAGAAAAGATTGAGGACATTGATTCCGTCAAACAATATTATGGATATAGTAATGAAAAAGCTAAAGCAGCATTGCGTTTATTATCAGAAAGTGAACTCAACTACATTAAGTCAAAGCTTGACATTGGAGGAACTAAATGACGGTATCTGAACCCCAAGTATCTTGGTCGCAAAATAATATGGTTGAGGTTTCACTCAACGAACCAGATGATTTCCTAAAAGTCAGAGAAACTCTTACTCGTATCGGTGTTGCATCTCGTAAAGAAAAGAAATTATATCAATCCTGTCACATTCTACATAAACAGGGTCGTTACTATATTGTCCATTTTAAAGAGCTTTTTGCCCTTGATGGGAAGCATGCAAATCTTACTATTAATGACGTTCAACGACGTAATCGTATAGCACAACTGCTATCTGACTGGGGATTAATTACAATTGTATCAGATTCTGAAGTTGCAGATATTGCACCACTAAATCAAATCAAAGTACTGGCATTTAAAGAGAAAGGTGAGTGGACACTAGAGTCCAAATATAATATTGGTCGTAAGAAAGCGTCTGTCGAAAGCGAATAACCGTAATAAAAGGGGAGGTTTTTACACCTCCCTTTTTTAGTGTCTTTACCTATATAATAATTGAGGATGCCTAATGGGTCCTTATTAAAAACACAGACGCTTAAGGAGGTCAATTATGTGGACGACTAGCATGAGAAAGTATGGTGTAAATGACATTGTACAATTTCTAAACGATGTAGAAAAAACTACCATTGGTATGGATGAGTGGGTGCAAAGACTCGCTGCACAACATACAAGTGAAAGGACATCGTATCCCCCATACAATCTAGTTAAAGAATCAAATACAGATTTCAAACTTGAAATCGCACTAGCAGGATATCATAGAAAAGACATTGATGTTTATTCTGAATTAAATAAATTAGTTGTTGAAGCTAAAAAAGGTGATGATGATGATTCTGAGTATGTACATCGTGGATTAGCAAGACGAGCGTTTACTCGCACATGGACATTATCTGATGATGTCAAAATTGATAAAGTAGATTTTGTAGATGGTTTATTGACGATTGATTTAAAGAGGATTATTCCTGAACATCATAAGAAAAAGGTTTATTCTATAAACTAATAAATAATAAAACTCAAAGGACTCTTGACAAAAACCAAGAGTCCTTTTATAATGCTAACATAACCTTATACAAATATGACAGTATCGATCGTTTATCTAATATCTGGTGAAACTCTTATTTCTGGTGTGGAAGAAGTTTTGGTAGGTGAAAGACTTATTGGATACAGACTTCACAACCCACATAGACCAGACATCATGATGGAGGGAATGGATGAACCTGGCATGGCACCTGCTGGTGGTGCTGATAGCGCAGATGACTCTGATAATCTAAGAGACTTGTATGGTGGTCATGGTAAGAACCCTATGGTAGGGGATCCTTCTAGATTCTTAACAGACAAGCAACCACATCTGAAAAGTAAACTAAAAGACAATGAACAGGAAATTGATATTAACCTAGTTCCATGGCAACCTCTTGCTAAAGAAGCAGTATTTACTATTCCTGCAGATAAAATCATTTGTGTATATGAACCAGTCAGGGATTTGGAAGCAGCATATCTTGAGAAACTAAATGAAGAAGTAGGTGATGATAAGTCTGGAAAGAAAAAGAAGAAGTCTAAGTCAGTCAAACAAATTTTAAATGAATTGGAGGATAAAACAGCAGAATGATCAAAGTTCTCCTTTTAAAGAATGGTTCAGTTTTAATTACTGAAATTGAAGAAGTGATAGCAGAACTAGGAGAACCTGATTGTAAGTTAATCAATCCAGTAGAGATCCTAGACACAGAACCACTCCAGTTAAAGAAGTGGTTACATGCATATACCACTCAGACATCAAGTATGCTATCATCAGATAGTATCCTAACAATAGTTGATCCTCACAAAATTCTTGAGGACGATTATAAAAAGTTCCTGAGTAAATGAAGTTTTATACAAATGTCCAACTAGTCGGAGATGATTTCCTTGTTCGTGGTTATGATAATGGTAACTACTTTCAGACAAGAGAAAAGTTTTCTCCGACTCTTTTTATGAAATCTCCTAAGAAGTCTAAGTACAAGACTCTATCTGGAGAAACAGTTTCACCCATCAAACCTGGTAGTGTGATGGAGTGTAGAAGTTTTATTGAAAAATATAGCACTGTAGAGAATGTATCAATCTACGGAAACGATAAGTATATCTATCAATATATTTCTGATAATTACCCACAGGAAGAAATTAAATATGATGTATCTAAGGTAAGAATATTTACGATTGATATTGAGGTAGCATCTGAAAATGGTTTCCCTACTACAGATGCAGTTGCTGAAGAGATCCTTGCAATTACTATTCAGAACTATGCAACAAAACAAATTGTTTCATGGGGTCAAGGTGCATTCGTAAACAAGAAAGAGAACGTTAGTTATATTAACTGTAACAGTGAAGTACACCTTCTACGTTCTTTCCTTGCCTTCTGGACAAAGAATTATCCAGATGTGATTACTGGTTGGAATTGTAACTTATATGATATTCCTTATATCTGTGGTCGTATAGATCGTGTCCTAGGTCAAAAAGAGATGAGGACATTTTCTCCTTGGAATATGGTAAGAAAAAGTATTATAAAGATTATGGGACGAGACCATGTTTCTTATACTGTGTCTGGAATAGCATGTCTTGATTATCTTGATCTCTATAAGAAGTTTACTTATAAGGCACAAGAGTCTTATAAACTAGATTATATTGCTGAAGTCGAACTTGGTAAGAAGAAACTTGATCACTCTGAGTTTGATACGTTTAAAGATTTTTATACAAAAGGATGGCAGAAGTTCATTGAGTATAACATCATTGACGTAGAACTAGTTGATGAGTTGGAAGACAAGATGAAGTTGATTGAACTTGCCTTGACTATGGCATATGATGCCAAGGTAAATTACATCGATGTTTTCTATCAAGTAAGGATGTGGGATACTATCATTTACAATTACTTGAAACGAAAGAATATTGTTATTCCTCCAAAGGAAGAAAATGATAAGAATGAAAGATATGCAGGTGCATATGTGAAAGAACCAGTACCAGGTGTTTATGACTGGGTTGTTTCCTTTGACTTGAATAGTCTATATCCACATTTAATCATGCAGTATAATATTTCCCCAGAAACTTTACTTGAAGAAAAGCACCCTTCAATTACAGTTAATAAGTTACTCAAGGAGAAACTAACTTTTGAAATGTATAAGGACAATGCAATTTGTGCGAATGGTGCAATGTTCCGTAAAGATAAACGTGGATTCTTACCAGAACTAATGGAGAAGATGTATGGTGACCGTGTTATTTTCAAGAAAAGAATGCTCAAAGCGAAGCAAGAGTATGAGAAGACACCTACTAAAGCTCTTGAAAAGGAGATCTCTAGATGTAACAACATTCAAATGGCAAAGAAGATTTCTCTTAACTCTGCTTATGGTGCTATTGGTAATCAATACTTCAGGTATTACAAACTAGCAAATGCTGAAGCAATTACATTGTCTGGTCAAGTTTCTATTCGTTGGATTGAACAACGCATGAATCGATACCTAAATAAACTTTTGCAAACGGAGGAAGTAGATTATGTTATCGCATCTGACACCGACTCAATCTATCTTAATCTTGGACCTCTTGTTGATAAACTTTTTGGTGATAAGTCTGGGAACAAAACAGCAGTTGTGGGGATACTTGACAAGATCTGTAAAGAAACGTTGGAACCGTTCATTGAGAAATCCTATCAGGAACTTGCTGATTATGTTTCTGCGTATGATCAGAAAATGAGTATGAAGCGAGAGAACATCGCTGAACGTGGTATCTGGACAGCAAAGAAAAGATATATTCTAAACGTATGGGATAGTGAGGGAGTTAGATATGAAGAACCAAAACTGAAGATGATGGGTATTGAGGCAGTCAAATCATCAACTCCTGCTGCTTGTAGGAAGTTAATTAAAGATGCCTTGAAGATGGTTATGGAAGGAACTGAAGATGAAGTGATTGATTTTATTGCAGACTCTAGAAAGAACTTCCGTTCAATGAGTCCTGAGGAAGTTGCATTTCCAAGATCTTGTAGTAATCCTAGTAAGTTTAAAGGAGATTCTGACATCTATGTGAAAGGTACTCCAATTCATGTAAGAGGGTCACTGCTCTTTAATCACTATATAAAAAAGAATAATTTGGATCAAAAGTATTCATTGATTAACAATGGTGAAAAAATTAAATTCTGTTACTTGAAGATACCAAACCCAATTCAGGAAAACGTTATTTCGTTTATCCAAGACTTTCCACATGAACTGGGTTTAAACAAATATGTAGATTATGATACTCAATTTAACAAGTCGTTTTTAGAACCCTTGAAAATTATTCTGGATGCTATACAATGGAAAGTTGAAAGAAGAAACACATTGGAGCAATTTTTCGTATGAAGGATCAAGCATCTGTAGGTAACGAATCACCTACTGTAAAATATCAAAGAGCATTAGATCTCTTTACAGAATCAGTTATGAAACCTGACCACGAGTTGCGTGGTTGTGCTCACAATCAAGGTTGTTACGATGACTTGATGGAGATTAGGGAACATGTTTTGAATTATCTTTCGACATTGAAATCAACACAAAACTTTGAAAATCCTGATGAGTCCGATATAATTGAGAGTGAGAAGTTGGAACAAACAGCACCCTTATCAAAATGGCGATAGTGTGCTATAATATTTGAAGATACTTTGATTATGGATTTTTTAAAAGAAATTGTAAAAGAAATTGGTGATGAGTACACCCAACTTGCATCGGAGGTAGAATCAACTGAAGAATTTATTGACACAGGTTCGTACATTTTTAACAGCCTTGTATCAGGCTCTGTATTTGGCGGTGTATCTAGGAACAAGATTACCGCTATTGCTGGTGAAAGCTCTACTGGAAAGACTTTCTTTTCGTTGGCTGTTGTCAAAAACTTTCTGGATAATAACCCTGATGGTTACTGCCTTTATTT